CGTCACCATGCCGTCCAACGCGGGGCAAATGGCGTGGTGCAGAAAGGTTGATTTGTCCGTCCGCGCGCCGACTTTTCTACCATTCCGCCGGGCGTATGCCGTGTAGGGCGCGCGCAAGGCGCACCAGTTGTAGCTATCGACAAGAGGCACGTCGGCTGCGTCGATGATCGCCTCATAGCCCTGCGTCAGGGGCACATAGGCAATATTGCCTTCAATCCTGATCGGACGTATGGCTTTCTTAGCCATGACCTGACCCTCCTGCGGTCGGTTGCGGTTAGGCGCGGCAGGGAGGTGAGATGCCCTGTCGTGCCGTTTCATCCTAACGCATTGATTCGCCGCGCGAAAGCCAAACCCGCAGTCCGGTTTGCCATGGTGGGGATTTCCTGTTACGATGGGCGGATGCAGTCAGCCGACTTTCTCGACTTCTTTACTGCCGCGATGGCCGCGAACGGCCTGACGTTCTGGATCGTTTATTGCGTCTGGCGGATGCGGCAGGACGCGCGGGATACCCGCAATACTCTGACGTTCCTCGGGCTTCTGACCTTTGTCGGGCTTGCGGTGTACGCCTCAACGACCGGCTAGAGCGTTCCCGACCGGCACGGAACCTTGCGGCAGCGCAGCCATGCCGCCGCGCGAAATGGCGTCTGCCACAGCCCCGGCCAGCGCGTTGCCGTATTGGTTGCCAAGATAGGCTTGCACCGGCCTTGACATGCGGATTGCGCCACCGACAGCAGGCAGCGCCGCCGATGCCAGGCCAGCGCCCAGGACGCCAAGCGGCCCCAAGCCAGCCGTTGAAGCGCCAGACGCGCCAAGCGCGCCGAGGATGGCAGGCGCACCGCCCGGAACGTTCGCAAACCAACGCTGCGCCGTGCCGCTATCCGGCAGGGCTTCCATGACTTCGCCGCCAGCCCGTGCCAGCGCCCCGAGATCGCCCCGCTTGCCGCGCGCAAAGGCCGCTTCGCCTTGGCCGATGACGGTTGCGCGCAGCCGGGCCGGGGAAAGCAGGCCATCGCCTTCCCGCACCGCCGCCTTCTGGATGGCAAGGAAGTTGCGCCATTGGCCGCGCGCCGTCGCCAGCCGCGCCACATCGTCAGCCCGCCCGGCGGCGTTCAGCGATGCCGTCAGCATGTCGTCAACCGTTTCCAGCGCCGAGGATGCCGCCTCGCGCGTGGCCGCGTCCGCGCTGGTCGTCAGCTTGGAAAGGCGCGACCGCCATGTGTTGACCGTTGACGCCGGAATGCTGTTCCCGCCGCGAAAGGCATTGGTCACGGCCTTGAACATTTCACTCACAAGCGGGGCCTGCTGCCCGGTCGGCGCAAGGCTCTTGTAAGTCTCGACTGCGCTTGCCAGCGCCGTCAGATTGCTTGGGGCGGGGGTCACATCCACACCGCGCGTCACGTCGTCAAACACCGCGCCGATCCGTGTTGCCGCATCGTCCAGAACATCGGGCGTCGCGCGCTTGGCCTCGATCCCGGCGGTTTTCAGCGCTGCTGCGGTGAAAGCTTCGGCCTGTTCGCCCGCAATGCGCTTGCCGCCGGACGTAGCACCCTCCCGATACATGGACGCCTTGGACCCTGTGCGCTGGCCCGCCGTGATCGGAACCCCGAAGTCATCCAGAACCTTCGCCAGCCCAAGCCGCACCTCGTCTGCGCCCGCGTTCGGGCTGACCAGCCGTTGCAGGCCCGCGCCGATTGCAGCGCCCGCCGCCGGAAGTGCGCCGCCGATGATAGCGCCACCGAGACCGCCCCGAATGGCGCTTTCCATGCGTTCGGCAACGCCGCCTTCGCCCGTGCCGAAGCCGTAAATGCTGCCCGCTGCTGCGCCCGATGCCGCGCCTCGCCCGACATTCGCCGCCAAGGTTGCGCCTTTTGCCGGGGCAAGTGCGGCGCTGGCAGGCGATGCAACCGCGCCCGCGATTTCAGCCGCAATGGCCGTCTTTGGGCGGGCATTGCGCGCATCGTCAAGGGTCATGCGGGCAAGGTCGCGGTCGGACGCATAGCGGCTTGCGGCACGATCTGCCATGCCCGACCAGTTGCCGGTCAGCAGATCCCGCGCGCCGCCAATGGCTGCACCGCCAGCGCCGACGATTTCATCCGCGAAGCCAAAGGTCGCACCGCTTGCGCCCGCCGATGCGAGGGTTGCCAGCAAGCCAGGGTCGCGCATTGCGACCTCCCCAGCCGCGTCAATCTCGGCCTGTTGTGCAAGGCGTTCTTCGGACGGTGGCTTAAGGGTGCCTTCCCGTGCGGCCCTGGCGCGTTCGCCCGGCGTCATTCCGTCCGGGCCGACGTTCGTGCGGGGTGCCGCCCCAACCTCGGGCGCGGCCATCCATTTCGGCTGCGAGGGCGAAACCTCTGGCGCGTCTGCCCATCCCATCACGGTTTCCTCCGCGTCTTGCCGTCAGGCCCGACAAACTCCGTGCCCGAAGGCAGGGCGTCGTAGTCCGCATCGCTGGTGACCTGAACAGGACCGCCGCCCGCAGACGGCTGCGCGGCCTCTGCACCTGCCGGGCCGTTGACGATTTCGTTGTAAACCCGCTCGAAGCGGTCCAGGTTCCTCAGAAATTGCTCCTGCGACTGGCTCTGCTCCAAATTGGCGAGTTCGGCGCTGAGAAGCCGGATTTCCGTATCCGATACCGCGCCCAGCGCCGCGCCCGTCTTGGAAGCGTCGCGCATGGCTTGCAGCGCGCTGAAGGATGCCGCCGCTTTGAGGGTATCGACGTTCGCCCTCACGTCGCCAGCGGCGGTGCCGCCGATGCTGGACAGTCCCGCGCCAATTGCCCCTGTGGTCGGCAGGGTCGCGCCCGCCATCGTGCTGCGAATGTCGCTGATGACTTCGTTGACGTTGCTCGACTTGACGCCCTTGTTGAAGGCGGCCACGTCGGCTGGGGCTGGCCCGGTGCCGACAGTCACGTTCGTCGCCCCGGCCTTCTTGCTTTGCAGATCCCACTCGTTGAACGAAAGCGGTTGCCGCCCCGCCGCCGTTTCCTGCGCCGAATAGAAATTGTAGTCTTTCTGGGAAGCCGTCAGATCAACCTCCGGTCCCGCGTTCATCTTCAGAATGTCCGCGATTTCCATGAACGGCGCGGCCAGCGCTTGCCGGTTGGCAAACTGCCCCACCATGTCCTGCCGCCCCATTGCGATCATCATTGCGTCAAAGGCTTCCGGGGTCGGTGCGGCAAGGGCCTGCTTGACAGCGCCCTCCAGTTCCGCCGCCTCAGCCGCGCGCTGTTCCGCCGTCAGGCCCGCCGCATATTCTGCCGCCGCGCGCTTTTCGGTTTCGCCGAGAACGCTCAGGCGCTTGTCGTTGTAGGCCATTTCCTGACGCTGCGTCTGGATGCCCAAGGCCGCCGAGGGATCAAATTGCGCCAGCGCGTTCAGCGCCTGCTGATCGCCCGCCATGATACCCGCGCCGTTCGTCCGCAGCATGTCGCGCATGGCGTTCTGGTTGTCGAAGTCCAGCCGCTGCTGCCGTGCCATGTCGCCGCTTGCCAAGGCGTTGACAATATCCGGCGACCGCCCGCCCAGGATGATCCGCGCGTCGTAACTCATAGGAAGCCCTCCGAGAGGCTGTTGACCGGGCGCTGCTGCATCGGGCGCATGAAGGCGCGCGGGTCAAGGCGCGACGCCGCCCATTGAAACTGCGGCTCTGCAAGCGCGTTCTGTGCGGGCTGGCCGGGCTGGCCCGGTGCGCCGCCTGCAAGGGCATTGCCGGGCGCGGATGGGGCGTAGTAGCCGCCCGCAGGCGCTTCCCCCAGCGGTGCGCCGTTGTAGGCCGCCACAAGCCATTCCGGTGCATTGGCACTCTTGCCGCCCGCGCCCCACACGCCGGGGTTTCCGAAGCCGACATGAAAGCGCCCCGCGCCCATGTAATCGTCGCCAGCGCCGATCCCGGTCACGCCCCGGCTTTTGGCCGTTTGCACGATTTCTGTCAAAAGCGGCAGGTCGGACGGATTGTTCCAGTCCAGTTTGCGCCCGCCCATGTAGAAATCCACATCGGCGGCCTGCCCGTGGTCGTGCCGGGTCGATCCGGTGCGTGTTCCGCCTGCGCCTGCCGGTTCCTGGCCGCCGGAAATCACGTCCATCGTGATGCCCATGCCGCCGAGGAACGACATTGCGTCAATCAGGCGGGGATCAAGCGGATCGTTGCGGATTGCCCCGGAATTGCTGTAGCGCAGCCATTCCGCGTGGGTCTGGCCGGGATGCGCCGCGCCGTGATTGTGTCCGGTTGCCATCAGACGAAGCCCCCAAGCCCCTTGCCGCCAAACAGCCCATTGGCCCACGAGCCATTGCCGTTGACCCCCCCGCCGCCGCCTTGCTGCCGCTGATAGTTCCACGCCCCCAGCGCGTTGCCGATGCCGTCCGACCAGGCGTTGCCCCGGCCAATCGCGCCAGCCGCCGCCGCATTGCCTTGGGCCGCCAGTGCGTTCGAGATGTTGCCAGCCGCCGCCATCGACGCATTGCCCGACATTTGCGCCGCGTTCATGCCGGTGTCGGCCACGCCCGCCAGCCGGTTCAGATACTCGCCCCGGCGCTGGCTGCCGTAGTCCTGGCCGAAGATGTTCAGATCCCGCATCGTCGCGCCGCTGAACAGCCCGCCACGCGCCGCCGCCGATGCCTGAATCGCGTTCGTGCCCTCGTTCAGCCCGAACAGGTAATCCTGCGACTTCTGGAAGCCGCCGTATTGCTGCCCGCCGGTCTGGTTGGCATTCGCAAAGGCTTGCGCCTCCTGCATGGTGTTGAACGTGCGGCCACCGACGCGGAATTGGGTCGGCGATCCCATCGGGCCAGCCGCGCCACCGCCTGCGGGCTTGCTGATCCCGCCACCAAACGCCATGCCGTTGATAATGTCGGCGGTCGTGAAGCCTTGGCCGCCTTGCTGGATGCCCGGTGCGCCGCCAGACCCCGGCCCCATGTTCGCGGCGATCCCGCCCGCGCTGGACCAGCCTTGGCCCGGCGTGAAGCTTTCGATCATCGGGCCGGTGCCGCCGAAGGTCGGGCGCGGGCCGAGGCCGAGTTCATACATGTAGGCAGAATAGGCGTTGTTGCCGCCCTGCCGGTATGGCTGGAGGTCGCCCCGGATCAGGTCGCGGGTTTCCGTCTGAAGCTGCCGATCTGCGATGGACGCGCTGCGCTGCGCGTCTGCCGCCTTGCCTGCGGCTTTGCCTTGGATCAAGGCCCCGCCGATTGCCCCTGCTACACCAGCCATTCCGGCCTCCATCCAAGCATCACCACGGGCCGCGCCAGTGGCAAGCGCCCGTCGATTTCAAAGCCCACACGTCGCGCCAAGGCGATCATCGGGCGGTTGTTTTCTGCGACCCAGCCGATGATCCGGCTCGGCTTGAACTCGTCTGCAAACCCCGCAAGGATCGCCCGCACCGCGTCATCCACGCGGTAGGTGCCCGGCAACGCGCCGAGGTGGCCCATCCAGACGCCGGGCCAAAGGTGCATGTGGAACGCGCCGCAAACCCCATCGGTCGCGCGGAACGTCATCCAGTCCTCGACTTCGCCTTGGATGCCGTCTGGCCGGTGCGCCTTGTGCGCGAAATACGGCGCGGCCTCCTTGGCCGTCAGTTCAGACAGCGCTCGCAACGTGCAAGTCGCCCTGGTAGGTCTGCACGTCCGCGCCGCTGGTCATGCGGACCTGATAGACGCCGACCTTGCGATAGCCGATCACCTCGAACGCCGGGAACAGCGCCGTTTCCGCCGCCGTCAGGTCAAAGCTGACTTCGCCCAAGGCATCGCCGGTCGCGTCTGTGGCAAGGATTTCCTCGCCCTGCGGTGCCTTCTTGTAGACCACCGCGCCGGTGTAGCCGGTCCAGTCCTGCCCCGTCACCGTGAAGCTGGACGAGAACGGTTCGCCCTGCGTGATCTTGATCGCCGGAAGTCGGTTCATTGGATCAATCCCAGCTTACGTTGATGCTGCCCGCGTCGAATGTGTCAGATCCGCCCGATGACGTGATCCGAACACGGTCAAGGTCGCCGCTCAGCGTGATTTCCGCCGAAGCAAAATGCGTCGTTGCCGTGTCGCTGAACGATCCTTGCCCCGCGATCACCCAGGTGTTGCCGCTGTGCCGCTGAATCGTCCACAAGCCCCGGTAAACCGCCCCGGCAACAGGACCGACCCCGATCTGCACCTCGGCTGTGGGGTTGCCGGATACGGGCGTGGCCCCGGCTATCGTCGTCCGCGCGCCGGTGTAGCCCGCGTTAGCAACGCTGCCCGCACCGACCCGCAGAAAGTAGGCATTCGTGCCGCTTGTGCTAAAACCCGCCATCGTGACGGTGATACGGTTGGCCCATGCCGGAACCCCGGTGAAGTCCACGAAAGTCTGCCCCGACGCTACAACCGCAGTCTGGACCTGAACCCGCGACCGTTCCAGCGGGGCAAAAGTGGCATACCCTTGCCGCGTCAACGTCCCGTCGTCGCCGATATACCGCTCACGCATTCGGATCATGATGCGTCCACGTCGATTTCGGCCAGAAGCGGAACGTCCGTCACGCTGGACTGGCTCAGTTCAATTGTCGCATCCCGAAACTGCCCCAAGGCCCGCCACGTCAGGCGCGTTTGATAGGCCCCGGTCGTGCCAACGCCTCGCGGCTTTGGGTCTGACCATGTGTAGCCGCCATCCTTCGACGTTCGCAGGCTCACCTTGGCGTCAGACAGGTCTGCCGGGCTTTGCACGTCCAGACCGACACGGGTAAACGCCTCGATCTTGTTGATCGTCACCCGTTCCGGCTGCGCCAGCGTCCGCGACACATAGCGGCGCACCATCGGGCGGTCGAAATCCAAGCATTCAGGCCGCAAACGCCCGATATTCCCGCCGTCCGCGCCGATATACCAGTCACCGGCAAACTGGACCATCGCCTTTGCCGTCCAAGGGCCGTCATCCTGGCTGCGTTCGTGCCATTCGCCGGTCGCAATGTCATAGCACCACGCCGGAATATCGTTGAAAATCAGGCAAATGAAGCCGTGGCCGCGCACTTCATAGTAAATCATCCGGTCCGGCTCGTTCTGCTCGAGCGCAACCTCGACCGGCGGGGTCGAAATCGGCGTCAGTTGCCCGCCGACGAAGGCCATCACCTTGCCGTCGGTGCTGGCGTAGGCAAACCCGTTCGGAAACTGCGTAATCAGGCCGAAGCCCTTCAGCCCCGGCTCGGATTGCGCGCCGTCGATCCGCGCGAAGGCGTTTGCACCCGCGCCGCCGGTCAGGCCCCAGCGCTCGAACCCGGACGCCTTGAAGATGTAGACGGTATCCTTGAACACGATCCCGCGCACGATGTTGTCGGGCGTGATTTCCGCCGTGGCAAAGTGCGTTCCGTTGAAGCTTGTCGGGTCCACCAGCGCGGACCATTGCACCTTGCGCCCGTTCTTCTCGAACACCAGCGTATAGCCGCCGAGATAGGCCACCGATCCGGCGTCCGTGACCGCGCCGGTGGCTGTGGGGCCGGTGATGCTGGACCCGTTGGACGTGTAGTAATCGCCGCCCGCCGCAATGCTCAGGGTGCCGTTGTTTTCGGCGAAGCTTGTCATGGCGTCGTCGGTGATTGATCCGATAGTCGGCAAGCCGAATGGCGACAGTATCCGCGAAACCTGCCCGTTGATGACGACCAAAAGCTGCCCCTCAAACGCCACAAGCCCACGCATGAACACGCCAGTCCGACTGTCCGCAAAGTCCATCCCCGGCACGGCGCGCAGCACAAACTGCGCCTTGCCGCCCGAAATGATCGGCTCACGGTAGCCGTTCAGCAACCGCGACGGGTTGGCGCGAACGTTGGTCTGGTCACGCGCGCTCTGGCCGACAAACTCGATTTTCATCAGAAGTATTCCGTCACCGGGTCCGTCCGGTCATCCGGCCCGATGGCCGACATGATCTGCAACTTGGCATAGCCGCGCGAAGTCGGCGCGGGCCGCCCATACATCGGCGCAAGGTCCACCGCCAAAAGCGATGCGAACGCATTGAAGGCGTCCGCTGCAACATCGTCCGGCGTCCAGTAGGGCGAACCGATGCCGCGCAATTCGTCATAGATACTGTCGATCAGGCCATCCGCCGTGGCGAATTGATCCGCAGTCATCGTCTCGTCCTCGGCCACAACGCCGATCTTGCGGAAGGCCAGTTTTGCCACGTCATTCCGGGTTGCCATGGGTCACCTCCGCAAAGTGGAAGGGGCGACCGAAGCCGCCCCAACCGTTTTCACTGTCCAGATCAGGCGTCCGCCGCCGCGGCGACGAAGCCGGTGATCATGCCGTGGTCGATGCCGTTGTAGACGCACTTGTTGACGCCACGGGCCTCGATGATCGCGGTGCCCTTGACGTGGCCGTAGTCGCGGGTTTCCTGCCGAACGGTCGGCTGCATCCCCCACGCCACCGCCACGGCCTGCGCGCCGCAGAAGTAGACCGGCACAACCTGCGCCGAAGCGGTTCCGACGTTGCCGGTGACCGGGATCTCCGGGATCTCCTTGATGATGACGCCATCATAGATGAGGTCGCCATCCTGGAAGATCGGGTTGGTCTCGACGTTGCGCTCGCGCCCGTCAAGGTTGTCGGTCGTCATGTCGGCCTTGAGGTCACGGAACGCCAGCGAACCGACGAACATGACGTAGTATTCGCGGCCCGAACCATCATCCACCCGGATCGGGCGCACGATGGGGTTGGCCAGCTTGGCCTTGCGCTTCATCAGCGTGACCACGCCACGGTTGAGCGTAGCAGCAGCGGCGACGTTGGCCAGCGCCGTTGCATGGGTCGCGTTGAAGTTCGAGTTCAGGCGGCCAAAGAGAAGCCGTCCGGTCCCGTTCGCAGCGTTCCAGGCGTTCTTCTGCGTGGCGTTCGCGGCGGCATAGGACACACCGGAAATCATGCCGAGGGCGGTGATCACGTCCGTCCGCAGCTTGTCCGCCGACCAGTATTTCAGCATGTCGCGCGATGCCTTCAGCAGGTCCATTTCGGTCCAGTGAAGTTGATCTTCGGTCTGCGCGACCGCGTTCCGCACCCAGTCGATGGTGACCTGGTGGTTGTAGTTGTTCAGGACTTCTTCGTTGCCTTCCAGCAGCGATTGGCCCGTCACGCCCGCGCCCGTCAGCTTGGTCACAAGCGGCAGGTTCACGGTCTTGCCCACGTCGGTCAGTTCGTATTTGACGTGGATCGGAAGCATCGGCGACCGGCCCATGTAGGGCTTGAAGCCGGATTCGCGGATGTATTCCGCGAAGTAGTCAGAGCACCATTTCTGGACGATGCTCCCTGCGGTCACACTCGAAAGTGCCATGTTCGTTGTCCTTTGGGTTACGTCCCGAAGGCGGCGTCAAAGCCGTTGATGGGCGGGGCTTTCGCGGCCCCGCTGGCAGCCGCCGACGAGAGAGAGGGGGGAGGGGTTGCGGGCCTCTGTGCGCCGGATTGAACACCGGCCAGGAGTTCCGCCTTGATCTGCTCCCGCAGCTTCGCCTCGTAAGCGGACAAGCCGCCTTCGGTGCGGATGCGGGTCAGTTCCTGCTGTTCCTCGACGTAGCGCATGGCCGCGCCGATGGGGTCAGGATGGCGGATGAACTCTTGCGACTTCGGCGCGTGTTGAGGATCGTTGAAAAAGTCGATCACTTGCGCGACCTTCTCTTTCCCGTGCTTTTCCTCCGCCGCATAGCGCGACCGCTCGTAACGGTCGGCCATGATGGCCTGTTGCAGCATCATCTGCTGCTGACGCGCAAAGCCTTCCGGGTCGTCCAGAACGTCGATCTTCGGTGCAGGCTTGGCTTGGGCCTCGTATGCGGCAATCCTGCGCCGCAGTTCTTCGGCCTCACGCACGGCCTGATGCCGCTTTTCGCGTTCATCCAGCAATGCCACCAGAGGAACGCCCTTGTCCGTCTCCTGTGCAACCGGCGGCGTTGCGGGTTCTTCGCCCTTGTCGGCTTGCACCTCGGCCACCGCTTCCGGCTCTGGTGCCGGGGTCGCGGGTTGCGGCTCAGGTGCAGGCGTTCCATCCAGGAACGACAAAGCGTCGTCTGTCATAGCATTCTCCATTGCGTAGGGGAGTCACGGAAACGCCCGATAAAGCCCGGCGTCAGCTTGGTCGCCCGTTACCCGGCGGCGGTGTCTTTAGCGCGGAAAGAAAACGGTATCGCCCGCTTTCTCGATCCTCGCCGCTTCCCACATCTTTTGCGTGAAATCGCCGATCTTGGGATTGTTCAGCATGTAAACCTCAGCCGCGATTCGCTTGCGCTTGACAATCCAAGCTTGCCGCGTCTCGTCGGGGGTCGCGAGTTGGTAAGTTGCCATCACACCCCCAAGGCAAGGCGGCGCTGGATCAGCCCGCTTTGCGTCTCGGCGTTTGTCTGGTTGGCGTCGGCCATGTCCTTCGCGGCCTTGGCTTGCGCCGCCATGCCGCTAATCTGGACCTTCTGGCCTTCAAGCTGCATCTTGCCCTGTTCGGCCTGCATCTGCGCCTGCATGGCGGCCTGCTGCGCTTGCGCGGCCTCCTGCTTCTGCGCCTCAAGCATTTCCAGAATGCGCTTCTTGTTCCGAACGCTGCTTGCCTCGATCAGCATTTCCGGCGGGATCGGCATTCCCTGCTGCGCCATCTGTGCAAGCTGCTCGAATTCCTCCTGCCGCAGCGTCACATAGTCCGGCGCGTCCTCGATGATGATATCCACATCCATCTGCCCGACCGGGTTTTCCAACTGCGGCGCAATCATCGGCATTCCGTCCGGCCCGACCTGAACCTGCATTCCGACCTGGCGGTTGAACACCAGCCATTCAGGAGCCTGCGTTTCGTCCGTCACGCGCACCCAGCGTTCCTCGGTCCAGAACTGCCGAACGCGCAGCCACATCTGCCGATAGCAGCGCAGCGTCCAGTCGCGCAGGCTGTCATAGATCGGCGCAAGTTCGGCCATCCCGGCCTGCTGCTGCGCCATGATCGCCCGGCCCGACTGATCGCCACGCAGCTGCCCCAACAGCGATGCGTTCGGGCCGATCTGGTCGATCTCGTTTTTCGCCTCTTGCAGAAGCTGGAAATGCGCCGCCGCCATATCATTCGTCGGCAGAATCTGGAACGCCGGAACGCCCGAGTCACGCGCGCCAGCGACGGCGTCAATGTCCACCTCGACGTTGCCGTCGGGCTTGGAAAGTTCGCGCTTCAGCATGTCTACCGAGACTGCGCCCTTGACCGTCTGCGTTTGCCGCTGCGTTGAAAGGTGCAGCGCCTTGCCGCGCCGATGGTTGATCTCGTCCTGCGCGCCCATCATTGACGTGACAAGCCCATAGCGCCGGTTTTCCCGGTCGATATAAGCCGTCATCAGCACCATCGGATTGCAGGGCTTGCCGTCCTCGTCCTGATAGGGCGACGGGCCGTTGATGATGATGCCACCGCCGCAGAAGATCGACAGATACCACACGCCGCCGTGTATGTAATACATCTGCGCCACGCGAACGCGCTTGGACTTGCCATCGGCCCAGAATGTCGCCTTGTAGGGGCGGTCCTCGTAGGTCTGCCCGTTGCTGGCCGCGCTCATCCCGGTTTTCAGAATGTCCTCAAGCGGCATGGCATCCGCGCCCGCCTGCTCGTCATAGGCCCCTTGATAGAGGGCAAGCGCGGTATCCAGGGTCATCCACTTCATCGACCCCATGAAAGCCGCGTCGCTGAAGTCCTTTTCGCGGCTGTGCGGGTCGAAGATCAGTTCTTCCCACCGGATGCGGTTGACCACGATCTCGAACTTGCCGCGCTTCTGCTCGACGATGATTTCGCAGCCGCCATAGCCCTCGATCAGCAGGTTCTCAAACGCCAGCGACCGCTTCTGGTCGAAGCGGGTCTGATCGTCAATGAACACCAGCGCTTTCGTCGCCGCTTCGGCCGCCGCCTCGTCCTGCGGGTTGCGCGGGATGGCGCGCGGATCGGTGCGCGATTTCTGCTCAATGCCGATCATCGCGTCAACCTTGCGCTGAATGCGGTTGAACGTGATGACAGGCTGGCGGCGCTTTTTCAGCGCGGCGATTTCCTCGGCGGTCCACTGGTGATTGTCGTAATAGTCCCGGCACCGTTCGGACGCATTGCGCGCGTCGGAGGTCAGGTCTTGCGCCCCCTCCGCCATGGTGCGCAGCGTCTCTAGCGGCAGTTCGGGCATTACACTCTCCAGCTTTCCTCGAAGTCCTGCGCCCCGCGATAGTCACGCGGCGGGCGCAGACGGTTATCTTCGGGCGTCTGTTCGATCGGCAGCAACCGGCCCTTCCGGTGCAGCCCCTCGACGGCGTAGCGCAGCGCGTCGATCAGGTGGTTATTCGCGTCCTCGACCTCGGGCAGAATGCCGCCTGTGCGCTTGTCGATCCTGTAGGCATACGACCCAAGTTCGCGGGCCAGGTTCACGCAGCGCGGATGCACGACGATATCCAGCCCTTGCAGAAAGCTGATACCGTCCTCAACGCTGCCTTTGCCCTTCGTTGCGCCCCTGATCTTCGGAAAGCCATTGCGGCGCAGGTAGTCGATGGTTTCAGGCCGGGCGCTGTCTGCGCGGGACGGCCACTTGTGGATTTCGGGCACCTTGTGCAGAAGCGCGGGAAGCCCCTCATTCGGGACACCAACCTCCCAGGCTTCATGGTCGATGTAGAGCGTTCGGTCGCCGATCAGGCAAGCGCGCAAGGCGGCTGTCGGGTCTTGGCTGAAGCCGAAGTCAACGCCCGGATACCAGATTACACGCTCGGGCGGCGTCACTTCGCCAATGCGCCAGTTGCGGAAGATGCGCGCTTCGGAAAGCGTCTGATACGCGCCCTCCCATATGTGCAGAAACTTGTCGGGATGGCGTTCCCGGTCGTTTTCCAGATCGGCCTTCAGCGCCTCCGGGAAAAACGGGTTGTCCGACCAGTTCGCCTTGACCACAACGGCGTTCGGCGGCGGCTCAGCCCTCAGAAG